CAGATGATGGATTAAATGCTCAACAGTGGTACGGGAAGGTGTATTTGTTTCCACCAGCGGGTATGTACTTCTGGGATAAGAAGAATTCCCGTTGGAAAAAAACAAGGGCTTCTGCGGTGTCATTGACATCGTCCCATGCTGTGTGGTTTCGGCGTATGTACCATGCCTGGATCTCTGGTGAGATAGAGCAGGGCCTGTATTTCAGTAACTGCCCTGACATGATTCGTTACGAGCCCAAGATCTTTAGTTTCCCGATGTGCATCCTTCGCACCAGGCCTGTTTTGCAGGAGTATGACGGAAAGAAATTTTCGCGTCGTCAGACGTGCACTTCGTTTGTTGTCTACTTACCGCCGACAGATATGACGGCTGATGCTACGCAACGGTTCATCGATATTTACGAAGAACGCGGGCATATTCTCGCGTGAATTCTGTATACTGGAGGACGATTACAAGGATCTATGAGCGTCCTGGCCGATTGGGAAATCAAAAAACTTGCTGAAGAAGAGGAGATGATCTCTCCCTTTGTGGATCATTTGATTAACAAAGACGGTGAACGGAAACTCTTGAGTTATGGCCTCAGCTCATACGGTTATGACATTCGGTTGTCTGCCAAGCAATGCCTGATTTTTGGCAAAGTGCAAGCTGGTGATTGCGATCCAAAAGACTTTGACCCTGACATTCTGAAACCTTCTGAGCTATTGGAGGATGAACGCGGACAGTACTTCCTGCTGCCGCCGTACGGATATTGTCTTGGTGTTGCGCAAGAACGCCTGAAGCTCCCCAGAGATGTCACTGTTGTTGCGGTTGGTAAATCGACGTATGCCCGATCAGGAATCCTGGTTAACATCACGCCAGCAGAAAGTGGTTGGGAAGGTTATCTGACGCTTGAGATCAGTAATTGCACTGGCCTTTTCAATCGCATCTATGCGAATGAGGGGATCACGCAACTGTTGTTCTATCGCGGCAACCCTTGTCACACTACGTACCAAGACCGGAAAGGTAAGTATCAAGACCAACCGAACAACGTGGTCTTCTCTCAGGTCTAACCAAAGGGCTTACCAAATTGTTCAACTGGTTTACGGGCGTAGCCAACAGATCCGGCACGCCCACCAGAGTCACCAAGTGTTGCACTCGTCGGTTCACGGACTAAAGCACGTTTTTGATATTCACCAGCACTGCGAGCTGCCTTCATAAATTTCGCAACACGATCTTGTATGCGATTAACGGATGCAGCAGAACCTCTATCGTCTTGTGAAAGACGGCGCATATCAGTGTCATACGCCTGCTCTGGACGCAAGTCGGATACTTCAGCCCCAGAAGTACCAGAGTCTCGTCCGGGATCGTATGTAGGTCTGAAGATATTTGCCATAGTAATATTTTAATATGAGCCAATTAACAAAGCCATGATGCATTCTGCCGCAGGATTTTTAGATAGCTTTGTACAAGACGAATTGAAGTGTCGTTGTCTTGACGAAGAAGATTTTGGTGCACCTCTTTCCAATGAAAACAATGACGTCCCCCTTTACGACCAATACAACAGGGGCCTGGTACTAGGTGAACAAGGTCTTGAGCGTACCAACCTGGCGTTAGAAGGTGGAGAAAAGCGTCCTGGCCTGACTGGCTATATCCCAAGTGCTGAGGAAGGTCTTGAGATGGGTGCAAGCCCCAAACCCAAAGCGTTAATTCTGGATCTTGGTGATCCAGATGAAGATGAGCTGCTGTTATCTGCAAAACGTCGCGGTGTAATGCGTTAATCTTTTTGACACTCAAGCTGACCAGGCCAAACCAAATTTCTTTTGGCCGCATTCTCTGATTTTGTCAAAATCTGCAAATTGTTTTCTACATGCAAGCCACACATGTATTTGCTTTGAAGCGGATAAATATGGTCCACTTCATGGGGAATACCCGTAGACTTTGTAAGCTCTGCGGCTTGCCTGTATATTTGTTTAATTAATTTTAAATTGGCCCAGGGGGCTAGAGCTTGTTTTTTAATAGCACGCCGCTTTGCCTGCGTTGCATTTGCTCTTCCCGCATTTTTTCTTTGCCATTTTACAGCGTTTTCACTAGATTTTTTTCTTGCTGATTCTAAATTTTTTTCTCTCCAATTTTTCATATTATTTAGCGCTTTTTCCTTGTTATTTTTGTACCATTTTTTCATTGCTTCCTGGTGCCTTTTTTTATTCTTCTTGTACCAATTTTTTTGATTTATTTTTTGGCATTCCGGGCACCCTTTTTTGCCTACCGGGTATTGATGCAGGCCTTTGCGGCAGGTCTTAAAACCATCTAAAATACTCATGTGACCAGGTAAGTGGTTGCCGTGGGTAGAGAGCGCCAACTCTGCTACCCTTTTATTTTAACAACTTTTAAAAATGCCGGAAGATTTTTTTGAACCTATCAGCGAATGCCCCGGTGGTGTGTGTCCCGTACCTTGGGCGACCAAGGAAAGAGTGCCCGTTATTCAACCAGACCAGGTGAATCATCCACCTCATTACACAGATGGAGGTGGTGTCGAATGTATTGAGGCCATTGAGTCAGCCTTAACTACCGAAGAGTATCGAGGATACCTAAAAGGCAATATTCAAAAGTACTGTTGGCGTGAGCGCCATAAAGGCGGGACAGAATCGCTGAAAAAGGCACAGTGGTACCTTGATAGACTCATCCAACTAGACGAAGCTCAGAACGGCTGAAGATCGTCATCGTCTTCGTCACACTCGTCGTCGTCACCCATGCATGCGGCGGCGAGTTCTGCTAATTCTAGATCGGTTGGATGATCCCAGTCGATCTCAATGTTTTCAGACGCCATGATGTCTTTGATAGCATGCCACTCCATCATGCGTTGGTGGTAGAGACTCAGCAGGGCGTAACGCAACTCTTCCCATGTCATCTCCTGGGATTGGAGTTCAGCCTTACGCATTGCAAATTGGAGTTCCAGGGGGAGTTCAAATTCCCGTGGCTCAACTGACCTCTCCATTCCGCTCTGCATTTGCTCGTTGCAATTATTCTAATCCTAGCTATTAAACAGCAAATCGAGTTCTTGGTCTAGAAATTCGTCCCATTTACTCTCATCAATACGAAACGAGTTAGCAAACTCAGACAAAATGTAAGGGCTGATACGTTCTTCCAGCTCTCGAACCGCACGTACCTCATGAGGAGCAGCACTGTAATTACGGAAAGCTGTCAACAAGATCTCTGTAGAGGACCAGGGATTGGCATCGATCTCCTGGAGGAATAGGTTGATTTCTTCCCGGCGACGATCCAGGAGGCCGCCAATGACATTGTGATCTTCATCAAAAATCCACTTGCCAATTTCCTGGGTGGCACCACAGAAATCTTCGGCTTCGATGCAGTCAATCACATGACTGTACAAGAAGGGATCCCAGCCAACTGAATGAACGAACGAGATTAGAGCCTGGCGCATGCTGTTGTCGAGGCCCAGGTTTAGTTTGGCTAGCTGGTTGTCAATGACGTTGATTTCATGGAAGAGATACTCAAGGGCCTTCTCACGTGTGCAGCATTGACCACGCTTGACGGGAGAACCATCGGGATAAAACTGAGTTCCAAACCCGATGGTGCAAGGCTCCTCGCCAGTTACCGGATCTGGGTATGCCTTTTCGCTATACCCTTCGTATTTACGGATTAAATTAACCGCATGCGAAAGATCCGACATAGGAGTAACAATTAGTACTCCCAATATACATAAAATTTACTTACCTTGACCGCGATAACGCTTTTCACCAGACTTTAGCTTGGTGCGCTTTGAGCGTCCTTGACGTGTTTTCTTGGGCTTGGACTCAATGAGAATAGAGCTTGACTTGGGTTTTGCCATGTTGGTAGGTAATCAGCCTACGCAGTTTAGCGGGAAGCAGCCTGAAGCACAGCTTGTTTTATTTCTTTGGAAAAACCCGAGTTCATCAGGTCTTCAACTCTAAAGGGATATTGAAAATCTAACAATGCTCTTTGCAAACTTGGGTTTTTTGTTCCGAGAGCTAATGCCTGCATCTTCTGTTGGCTTGGAAAAACCTCGGGAACATACCCTGGTTCCATCCTGAATGCTGGTTGTAAAGACTTATCAATTGAAAGCCCGTCAACCGTTTGCATGTGTCTACCTGCTAATTTCATCACCACTTCACCTTATGCGACCAGTACCGTGCCGACATCTTGTTGGGATTGGGATCCTGGGCGTTATGACGAGCGTAATACGACTTCTTGCGTGCCTTATCCTTAGCGCTCTGTGGATTTTTACCGGCGCCTTCTACACCTTGCTGCCCAAAGCGAATAATCTTTTCTTTATTATCTTCGCAAGCCTTCACAACATGAGACTTGGTCTTGTGTCCAGGGGTGCGCTGAGGTTTGTTGCAAGGCATTGAGTCCTTGGCAATTTTTGCGGCTTTAGCTGCTTTTTTACGTTTATCTGACATTATTATCAACCAAACAGTGACCCTAGCCCACCAAAGAAGTTTGTTTCCATATTGTCAAAGTAAGAAGGTGCACCCTCGTCTTCCTCGTCTTCAAAGTACTGAAAATAAGAAGAACGCTTAGGGACGTATGTTTCTTTTTTCTCTGTATCCATCATACTTGAGAAAGATGCTATCGCACTAAAAGGATCCGTCATGTCAGGCATGGAAAAACCAAGCAACCCTTCCATGCCTGTTTTTGATCCCGTTTTTCTTTTTGGTTCCATCTTGCCCAAGAACCCTTGAAATCCGAAATCCTCATTTTGAAACAATGCTCAAACCGAGTTTTCACGATTCGCCTTTTAAAATTCAACCCTCCAGGAAGAAAATCTTTAAATTTCTTAAGAAATTCAATTTATTTCTAAAGGGTTTCTTTTGATTTCTGATGGACAGTCTTTGAATGCTGAAAGAGTCC